AGCATCATCTTCTTCATCGTTATTCAAATCATATTGTTGTCTTACATGTTCAACAAACCCCCGACCATCATGGTCGCCTAGCCAATTAATTAATTCGCTAATTAGATCTTCATCACCTAATAATTCCTGTAATGCTATAATGTCGCGGTATACGTTTTCACTGGTTTCTTTTATGTCTTGTGTTTCCTCTAGATCATCGTCTTCATAATCCGGACCGTCAATGCCAAACTGTTTTGCTAAATGCATGAAATCTGCATGGATTTCCCACGGATCATCTTCCGAGTATACGTTTTCTAAATTATCTTTAAATTGCATAATACGTTTATCAACTGTACCGTATTTATTTACAAGATCATTAATTATTTCAATCATTTCCCACGGATCATCTATTGATATTGTGTTTACGGTATCTTGCATAGCTGTTTGTAGATCCGATGCAGGATCTTCTGCAATCCGATCCATTGATTCTGTTAATTGTTTAATTTGTGTTGGAGTAGTCATTTGTTTAAATCCTATGTATTATAGTATTTATGGCTTTATTGAAATTCTTCAGGTACCCTTGCTTCAAATTTAAATTCAAATCTATCTTTACGAATATCATACGCCTTACGATATTGTTTTTCTTCTTGTGTCTTCATATATTCCCCGTTATATAACGATTTTGATAATTCTTCAACAAATTCTTGTTCAAATTCAATAATTCCTTCTGGTGCTTTTAATTCTTTTAAACGTTTAATTTTTACTAGGGTTTTGTCAATCTCAATTTCAAATTCTTTTTTTGTATATGTTAATGGTTCTTTTTCGTAACCACCCATGTGTTCTTTCAGTTGTCGGTCATACTCATCTACTTCTCTTGCTTGTTCAGCTTCATAACTAGCTCTATCTTCTTGATACCATTTAAAATCTTTTTTTGGGTCATCTATTAACGACATTTTACTTCTCCTTGAGTTGCTTATATTATAGTAGGTTTTAGTTTAATTGTCAAACGGTTTTGGCTTTTTTGCAGTTGTCTCCGTGCCAGCGTTTATATACGTTATCAGGGATATCTCGTTTACAATGCGGACAGGTAATAGGTTTAGGTTTATTGTTTGTACGCTTTGCTCTTATATCTCGCATTTTCTGGCGGCGTTCTTCTGTCCATTCGACTTTTTTCATGTGGTGGTTATCGCCCTTAGCTAACATCGCAGCTTTATTCTTTTCGCCAATAGATTTTTTTGCTTCGTTTGTATGTTGTTTACCGTACATCGGATTACCCGATCCAGACATGATTTTCGACATATTGTCTCTGTATTCTTTGCTCTGATAAACATCTGATTTTTTAGCTACACCACTTAGTGCTTCTCGTATTTTTTCTTTATGTTCAGCAGTTTTTGCCTTACCTTTATGCGTTTCACTGATTACCTGTCTGCCTGCTTTAGTAGGCACTCTATATCCAGCAATGTTTTGATTTAACCATTTATCATCGTGTAATACTTTCATTCTACGCAGGACTGTTTCTTCCCACTTAATAGCTTTTTCTTTTGTATTAAACGTTTGGCGTACTTGGACTTCAAAACTTTCTTTGCCTGTATCTTCGATCAATTGTTTAATTTGATTAGAGCTAGTATAATAATCGTTCCATAAGTCTTGTTTAGGTTCTACTTTATTTGCACATCTAAATCCATAATAATATGTTTTAGATGGTATATGTTTAACTAGGTATGTATATGCTTTCATACTATTATTTATCTTTTAGCAACAGTAATATCACTTTATTGATATCACAAAAAAGCCCTAATTAAAGGGCTTTTAAGTGTTACTTAGATATCTGTTAAAATATCACGTTGCGTATCTTAGCTTACTGGAAGCTCAAGTTCGCCACGGTTATTTCATCGAGATAATCAGCCGCATTACCTAACGAGGATGCAGAGTTACTTAATTCAACATAACCATAACGTGTCATAAAGCCAACTACTGGTTCAAGAGTAGCAGGATCTAGTACAACGCCTGATGACATCAAAGGTACGTATGGGCAATAGAACGCAGCAGCATCAGCTTCTGACGATCCTTTATAACCTACAAGTACTGGAGTGCTATCAGCAGCATAACTGTCAACATAAATTTTCATTGCACCGTTCAAAGTACCAACAAACTTAGTGTTTGTAGGTGCTTCAAAAGTACCTTCTGTTGTACGAGCAAATGCTGAAGTTGTAGCTGATTGTAGAACTGTTAATGCAGCTGAGCTAACTACTGCCCAGTTACCAGCGCCACGTCGTGTACGTTGTGCGATACGGTTTGCAGAACGATTAATAAGTACTGCTAATGCAGCATGTTCGTCACCTACAAATGTAGCTGTACCAGAAACTGCAAGTTGGTCATATCCATCAGTAGTACCTGAAAGGGCACGTAGTGAAGATAGGATCTCTTGATCAATTTCAACGGTAATTTCTTGTGCTAAAGCAGCCATAATTTCTGCTTCAACGTCTAAGCCATGCATAGATTGTGCATCTTGTGCAGCTTCAAAAGTCCAACGTGCTGATAACTTACGTGTCTTCGCTTCAACAACCTGTTTCAAGATTTGAACGTTAATACGGTTACCAGGCACACCTTCAGATGTAGCTGTAGAATTTGCTTTACCTGCTGATGTACCGGAGTACGCAGTAGCAATCTTAAATGGACTTAATGCTTCGTCGCCTGCAAATGCTTGGTCGCCGTCAGTAACAGCACCAGATGCATCAGCGTAACGAACGCGCAATGTGTGGATTTGTGCAACAGGACCAGTCATTGGCTGTACACCTACGATTTCGTTAGCGATAACGGTAGGCATAACACGTCGAATTACTGGAAGTATTACACGGTTTAGAGTTGCTACGTTACCAACAGCGGTTGCACCACCGGTAGCGTTTTCTAACAAGCTCTTCTTAGTATTTTCTAAGATAACAGCCATCGAGGTTCTTTTAGAACCATTAAGACCTTCTAACAGGGCGTCTTTGGTCTCTGTCCAACGGCTTTCTAATAGTTGGTTAGTCATTTTAAATTTTCCTTATTGTTTAAATTACTTTTTATACTTAAGTTTAAAAGTTTTTACTATAGCCCTGCTAAACGCTTAATGTCGACAACATTAGTGTCAACTCTTTCAGCTTTCTTAGCAGATTTATTACCAGATACTACCTTACGTCCTTCGTTTAAAGCTTTAGCTTTACGCTTTGGCTTATCAACAGAAGTATTGCTTAGTACTGCTGGCAAATACTTTTCGTACGCAGCCTGGAGTTTTCCAGTTTGTGTACTTTCAAGCAAACTACCCATTACTTCAGCTTTTTCAGCATTCAGATTTTCTAATAGTTTACTCATTGTTTCCTTTCGGTTTACTTTATCTTTAATGATTCTTACTTCACGGTTCTTAGATTCAATTAAAGCTTTACTCTTGTCATTTGCTTTTGTGCTTTCTGCAAGTTTCTTTTCTGTATTAGAAATTTTCGCTTGTAGTTTTTCGAATTCTTTGTTTTCACTTAAGTGAGTAACAGCAAATTCACTTGCAAATGCTTCAAATAAACGGCGTCCAAACATGTTCTCGCGAGCAACTTGTACGTCTTCTTTTAACTGAGCTAATTCTGCGCCTAGATTCTTCTTTACTGAATCTTTAACAAGAGTTGCACTACGTTTAACAAAAGTCTCTTGTAACTTAGCTAATTTCTTCTTAGCTTCTGCTACTAGTTTAACCTTAGTTTCAACAACAGCTTTCTTATCTTGTTCAAACTCTTTAATTTCTTCGGCTAACGCTCTGATTACAAATTTCTCTAACTTAGCAGTTGCTTCGTTTTGAGTTTTGCGATCTTCGTGTAACTCTGAAATCTCTTTAGAAAGTTTTTTAACTAAAAAGTTATTAAACTTACTTGCGCTTTCGGTCATGTGTCTTTTAAACTTAACACGATCTTCAGCTAGAGCTTGTTTCTCTTCTGCGAACTCTTTAAGTTCGCTTTCAAGACCTTCAGTAACCAATTTGTCTAGAGCTTCAACCATTACACTTTTATCGTGATCATAACGACCTGCGAACTCTTCACGCAATTCAGCGCGAACCTGTTCACGAGCTTCATTAATTTGTGATTCCCAAGCTTCTGTAATAGCAGCTTGTGTATCTTCGTTAATAACTCCGTTATCAATCAATGGTTTTATAGCATCGAGCATTGTTAATCTCCTTTTATTGGATTACTCTTTTCTTCTTCAACTGCTTCGTTTCCGACTCAGTTTTGGAAATTTTTAATTTAGTTGTTGCATCCCATTTTTTACCCGTTCGCGACAACCTAATTTTTTCTTTTGATTCCTCTGAATGTTTAAATCCAGTTTTTCCTTTATTCCACGCTACTCTACCAATTTTCGAAGCACTAAGCTTTTTCTTGTGGCTTTCGCTTTGTGGACCAAACTTCATTCCAGTAACAGAAAACTTTCCATCACCGTTATGCATATTAAAACTGTTTAAGTCTGCTTTCGCATCGAACAATTTTAAATACGCAGTCTCTAAATTAATAATATAGTTTGTTTCACCAATTGCAAGTATTTCTCTACTCCATTCGTCTTTGTTTTCAACGATTAATGGTTTAACAACTTTACTAGAACAAATATATCCATCATTGATATGACAGTTTTTAGCTGTTCTAGATCCAACATACCACTTACTTGTCGATTTTTGTGTCCACTTGTAAAGATATGCTTGTTTCATTATTTTAATTTTAGATCTTTGATTAAGCTTGTTACAGCTTCTTTTAAGTACTTCTGTACTTTTGGATTTGCGCCAGCATCCCTTGCTATTTCGAATGCCTTCATGCCACCGTTCATATTCATCAGCCCTTCGTAAATTGCTGTTGGATATGCATTTGGAGCACTAGGCTGCGCAACTACATCTACAGTGACTATTTCAAAGCCACTTACACTACCTTCTGGTCCTACATCACCGCTTCCGCGACTACTAACACCAAGTTTAACGCCACTTTCTAACATAGTTTCCACTAGTTGTCCCATTGGCGTAGGTAATACTTTAAGTTTGCCATACCCGTTAGGTCCGTCCATCCACATATCTGTAATCATGTGTGATACACGGTCAAGGTTAATTTTCAAATCATCTGGGTGATCAACTTCGCCTAAGACGGAGAAGCCACCCTTGATTTGTTCATTAATAGCACTAACAGCATTACCTATCTCATTTACTGGGTAAACTCTCTCATTGTGATTTTTTACACCACCCTGAATGAATATACCTTTCATATAACAACTTTTGCCTTTGCCGTTTTCGTTGTCTTCTGTTAAGACTTCTATACGAGCAGCATCAAATGTCATTTCTTCTTTAAGATATGTTGCCATTTAGCTTTCCTTACTTGCCTGCTTTTTTAAGTATGCTTTTTTTGTTACTTGCTTCGTCTTTTGTTACAGCAGGGCTTTCGCTCTTGTTGTAAGCTCGACCAGCTTTTCCACCAGGAACATTTCTGTTACCCATGTTGTCTTCTTTAGCTTTTTCAGCATTAGAACCGGTATTTTCTTTACCTTGTGCAATGTTCTTTGCAGAACCGCCCATGTCGTTTTTACCAGCTACTGTGCTTTTCTTGTTTACAGATGCACTTTTGCCTTTGCCAACTTCTTTACCTTCTGATCCCATACCTGCATCAGCTACTGTGTCAACGTATTCTTTAATGATTGATTCATCCTCTTCTTCGTCGTCATCTTCGTTGCATTCTTCGTCGTCATCTTCTTCTTCCATCATCATTTCTTCTTCGTTGTCAACGTAGTCCATGTCACTGTCCATCTCTGGTTCCATGTCTAAATCGCCGTCACCGTCCATGTCACTAATGTCGTGGTCACCTTCTTCGGCTTCATCACCCATAAGTGCATCAAATTCAGCTTGTAGTTCGTCTATCGCAACTTCAACATCTGATACACGTTCTTCTATTTCTTCTTCTGCTGGTTCTTCGCCGTCCATTTCCATGTCGCCGTCCATTTCCATGCCGTCTTCTTCAGCACCGATTTCGTTTTCAACATCTCTAACAAAATCTTCAGCTTCGTTACCACCAATTTCGTCGTTAAGTAAATTCTCGTAAATGTCACGTGAATTTTCTACTACGATTTTGTGAAATAACTCGCTTGCTTTGTCATCTTCTTTATTGATAACATATTCAATTAGTTTTTCGTACTTGTTCATTATATGAACTCCTATTAATAGATTAAATTTGTTTAGTATTCACTAAACGGGTTATGTACATAATTTAATAATTCTGTACTACTATTTATAGTTCAAGCAGATTCTAGGTGGATAATGGGTGGTTTTTGGGTGGTTTTAGAGGAAATAATACGTTTTAATTAAAAACCGCCGGGTGCTTCTTCTGCGGCTGCTTTGTATTGCCAGCTTATGTATGTAGGGGTCTGACTTTTTATTCTTCTTCGTACTTCGCTTGCACATATATTATATTCTTGTATTACTGCTTTAGTACTTTCGTATTCTATTCCGTTGATCATAATAGGTTTTATTCTTCTTGTTGCACCTTTCTTTATTTTTGCTGTCATGTTATCTCTCCATTCTTTGTTCTGCCAGAGGGACTTCATATTTTTGCTATTCGCTTCTTTGTATTTGTTGTTAGTCTTACATGCCTGTTTACTTCTACGGAGTTTTTCTTCTGGAGTACTAGCTGCCTTACTAAGTGTAATCTTCATTTGCTTTGCCCACTCTTCATCTTTCCATCGGTTAGCATTATTTTCACTTATAATTCTGCTACGTTCTGCTTTAAGTATTGCATAAGTTCTGCTGTTTATTTTTGTGTATCTGTTTTGCTGCGATTTGTTTTTTTGATGAGCCATTGCCCAGAAGCAATAAGTCAATTCATTAGTTCCGTATGCTTTCCATAGCATCCAGTGTGCTATAAAGTGCTGTCGTGATGTTATACGTATTAAATTACTTTTATCGTTGCTACCGTTTAACGATTTAGGTACAATGTGATGTATTTCATTACCGATAGATTCGGGTATTTGTTGAGTTTGTAGTGTTGATATAAATTTATTATATCGTTGTAAGAAGTGTTTGTTTATCTGCATAATGTTATTTATGCGAAGTAAGCAATTTAGAACACGTTACATCATACCTCCACCTTCTTCTGGCGGTGATTTGTATTGTGATTGTACTTTGTCTATGTGTTGTTCGTGTTCTAGCGATCTCACATCTGACATTATACGTAAACGATTTAATTGTGCTAGTGTTAACTTAGTTTTACGTACATCATTTAGCGTAGGAACAGATTTGTCATCTTTCTCTGTTCTAAAGCCTTCTATGTCTTCGCTATCAAAAATCTCAGTAATATTCATACAAGTATTTATCCAAAGGATTAAACTTCTGGTGGTCCAGCTGGTGCGCCCATATCAGGTGCGCCTGCCATGTCGTCGCCTTCCATGCCGTCCATGCCATCTAGGTCGCCCATGTCTTCATCACCGAAGCTTTCTAAGTCTGCATCAACTCCGCCTGGAGTAACACCAACAGAACGTAGATCAGCTTCGCCTGTTCCTGAGACATCAGCTTCTTCGTTCTCTTCGGCCCACATCTCTTCGTTCTCTTGCATTTCTTCTTCACTTAAATCTAAGTAACGCTTAAGTAAAAAACGTTTACTTAAATATGGAAAGCCTTCTAATTGACCAAAAGCATTGATACGAACACCATCTACTTCTGCTTGACGATACTTTGAAAAATTTTGTGGTTCGTTGAACTTAAGATTAAACAGTTTACTATCAACACTTATACCTCTCCAACGCATAAACATTTTAAATTCTGTGTCTAGCTTATCGCCGATTAACTTCTGTAAACGTATACAGTATTGATTAAAGCGCCACTCTTGTATCATTGCTGTTGCAGTTCTACCGTCGTTGTATGAATGTGAATCATCGTCTGGACCTGTTGGTAAGTAACTACTAGGTATTCTTAGTCCGCGGAACATCTTGTTAGTAAAGAATTTTAAATCGTCTATCTCACCTAAGTTCTGTCCGCCTGGGAATGTTTCAACACTTGATCCACGTCCTTCAGCAGTTACAGGGAAAAAGTAATCTTCCATTGTGCTTAACGGATTGTATGTTGCATCCATCATATTATCGCCGCCGCCAGTTTGTGTAGGTATTCTGCGTTGATGTATTTCATTTTTAACACGTTCAATAAATGCCATAGCTAAATGCGGAGGCATTGTGCCTGTGTCAATTTTAAATATTCTGCGTTCTGGAGCACGTTGTATACGATATATAATTACTGCATCTTCAAGCAATTCTTTTTGTTTAAAGATTTTAAATATGTTTTCTAATATAGAGATTCCAAAAGGCCAGTTTGGATCCATGCCTTCTGTTAAACTTATATGTACTATGTGTTCAGCAGCTATAGCAGCTTCGTTCTGTCCCATTGAAAAACGAGAACCGCCGGCACTAGCAGGCGAGTTAGGTGTCATATAAGAACCGCTACCGCCGCCTATCTGTGGATTGTTAGTTGTTATGTCTGTTGCTGCAATTGCAGTTGTTGTTAGATTTTCAAAGTTAATATTTAAATCTCTAAGAATATATTGTTCGGGTTCTTTACCTTTGCTTTCATTTACAATAACTTTTGTAATGCTAGACATTTCGACCCAAAACAATTTAAAAGTTTCTGGATCACGTATAAACGCTTGATCGCCGTACTTAACTGTATTCCTAAATAATTTGTATAATCGTTTGTTGAATTCGTTTAAGCTACACCACTCTTTAAGCTGATCTTTAAGTAACTTAACTTCGTTTGGTGTAGGATCTTCATTAAACTCTAAGTCAAAGCCTGTACCATTTTCTACGTTGTTTTGTGTAGAGAACTCTGCAAGTATATCTAATGCACTATTAACTTCTGAGTCTAAATCCATTTGTTCGTATTGATTGTAACGTTCAATACGATTTGGATGCCCTACATATACTTCCGGTAGTTGGCTTTGATAATTATTGTAACCCGGTGTAGACTGATTATGATCACCACTTACTGGGCTAAATTGTCCGTCTGTTTTTAGAGTTCGAAAATGTTTTTTCCAAGACATGCTATACTAAATCCTTATTTAAAGTATTTATGCTATTAAGCGGTGTTAATATTAATTTTGCCTAGCGTAGAGTTAGTCTTTTCTAATTCTCTTGATATTTTACTAAGCAAAGATGATTGTTGTTCTATTGATGCTGTTAACTCACCCATGTCAACTTTAACCGGGATACTGTTGCCGTCTGGTAATGGAACCACTGCTTCTGTTCCGTGTAATGTAGCATCGTATCCTGACTTCGGACCACTTGCTACACCGCCATCTGCATATCCTTCATCGTTAGCATACCCATTTTCTTTTGCTATTTGTTTTGCTATTTCCATGCCTCTGAGTGTAGCAGCATCAATCTCTTGCTGTGACATACTTGTACCATCTTTATCTTTGCGATCTACACTTAAGTCAGAACCTAGATTTGTGTTTGCTTCATACCCAAATGTATCAGCTATACTTGTTTCAACAGAGTCGCGCATTTTCTGCATGTTATAAAATATATCTTCATCTAAACTAGTGTCTTCGACTGTCTTAGCAACCCCTGCCGGCTTTCGTCCTGAAATTTCGTATGCCCAGTCAGCTAATGCTCTAAGTCCAGCATTAGCAACATCAGATGCCGCTGCTAATCCGTCAGCATATAGTGTAAGAGCCCCTGTTTGCTCTGAAGCTTGTTCTATCAATTTTGTATTTTGATTGGCTATTCTGTTTGCTAACAGAGCACTATCTGTTAATCCATCTTCGGTATTTTTCTGACCTTTGAGACTACCAAAAGCAGAATCAGTTGCTTCTTTTGTGTGCTTTTTAATTACCTGGAAAAATTCGCCCATTGCTTTCGCTGCATCATTAGCTGGTCCACCTACACCAGCTAATCCTGCCATAGCAATGCCTGTGGCATTCATCAAATCTTTATGCATACCTTCTTGATGTTTACCTATGGTTTCTAATGCTGATTTACCTGTAAGTGTTCCATTCTCCATATCTGCAAACAATTTATTTTGTACTGCTGCTTGTGATGTACTCTGTGCTGTCATTATAGCACCGGTTTTATTAACAACACCACCAAAGACTGTTAAGTCCATAAAGTTTTTCTGCATTGCTTTAGGCATTGCATTAAATGCATCCATGATGTTAGCACGTTCTGTGGCAGTCTTGCCTGCTAATTTTTGTTGGAATGCAAGTTCAGTTGCCATCTGTCTTGACTCTGCCATTTTAGCTTTTGCATCTTCACCTGTTATAGACGCTATTAATTTTAAGTTTTCAGCGTACCGTTGTGTTTGTATAGCTATTTGAGAGCCAGGTGCCATTAACGGTCCTAACCCCGACGATCTCATATTATTCATTGTCTCTGCTACTAATTCTGCTTGTTCTTCAAAAGAAAAACCTAACTTTTGCATCTGTTCTGTTATACCTGTTTTACCCATTGCTGCATTTGCGTTAGCAAATGAATTCATAGCGCCTGACATACCCATACCGGCGGCAGCTAAAGATTTTGCTTGTTTTGAGACAGCATTTGAAAATTGACTTAATGTTAGGTCTGCTTGACCAGCAGCTCGTATCATTCCTGTCATTCCGTCAGTAAACATCATTCCTGCTCCGGTTGTTGCTGAAAATGCCTTTTCTACTTTATCTAGTTCCTTTGACACTATATCAATTGCAATCTGAGCTACTGTTAAGGCTCCAGCAAGTCCAGCAAGTCCAAAGGCAGCGGCACTTGCACCTAATCCTATTGCACCGAATAGTTGTCCTCCGGGAATAAGCATTAACGCTGCACCAATTCCTGCTAATACAGGAGCCAATATTCCAGCAAACTCTGCGACAGAACTTGTAAAACTTTTAATTACCGGAGTAACAGATTGATTAGCATTTGTGCCTTCTTGTATCGAAGCTGTATATTGAGCCAACGGTTTAATTATATGATTATTAATAGTACTACCCATAGTCATCAACGATGACACCATATTAACAGCCGCATCTGAAGCTTCTTCTTGATTCGCCACCATATCTTCGTACTGTTTATTAGTTAATTTATATTGCTTCATTAACTTTTTACGGACTTGTTCTTCTTCAATGGCCGCTTTGTTTCGTTTGCGCATCAATTGAATTTGAGTATTAGAAAGTGAGTTATTCTTAGCTATAGCAACAATGGCATCTTGCATGCCTTCGTCTAAATCTCCGAATTTCTCTGTTATCTCTTCTATTCTGTCTTCTATGCTGTCTGCCATTTTATAAACCTGGGTTATTTTACCTATAAATATACTATATAACTTATTTATGGGAAAAATCAATGACAGAAACAACTTCAATAAACCCGCTTGTATCTCACTTTAGACAAGCTTCGATATACATAGAATTGCCAAGCAAAGGTAAGTATTGGCCCGAAGATACATTAAATTTAACTACAACAGGTGAGTTAGGTATTATGTCTTTAACTACTAAAGACGAAATTACACTAAAAACTCCAGATGCGTTAATGAATGGACAAAGTGTAGTAGATGTTATACAAAGTTGTTGTCCTGGTATCAGCGATGCGTGGGCAATACCTAGCATCGATGTTGACACAATTATTATTGCTATGCGTATTGCAAGTTATGGTAATAAGATGGAAGTCTCTACAGAATGTCCAAAATGCAGAACTGAAATTGAACACGCAGTAGATTTATCGTATTTGCTTAGTACAGTTAAAATGCCTGACTACAGCAAGACTACAGAAGTTGATGATTTAACCTTCTATTTTAAACCGCAAACTTATAAAGAAGTAAACAAATATAATAAAGTTAGATTCGAAGAACAACAAATAATGAGAAATTTGGTTGATATCCCCGAAGATACCGATCAAGAGGAAGTAAGAAGAATGGTACATCAGCAATTAGATAATCTTACAAATTATAATATCGAACTACTTGCAACTAGCATAGATTATATTGTTACTAAAAATGGTGATAAAGTAACAGATCTTAAATTTATCAAAGAATATTTCGAAAATTGTAGTGCTAAATCGTCAAAACAAATTAGATTAGATATAGATGCTATATCTAAACCTGCTGCTATTAAACCAATTGATGTTGTTTGTATAAACGAAGAATGCAAGAACAAATACTTAATGACACTGGAGTTTGACTACGCATCTTTTTTCGATCAAGGCTCTTAGTTTTAGACGTCGAGGACGTTGAAAAACTAATTAAAAAATTAGACAAAGAGGTAAGAGCCCTAGAAGATGAAGCATTACGTTTATCTTGGTTTATGCGCGGTGGACTACAAGTCAACGAAGCTATGATGTTATCAAGCTCCCAAAGACAATTAATTAACAAGATAGTAAAAGATAATTTAGAAACAACTAAGAAATCACAACTTCCATTCTTTTAATTCATTGCTGTCTCAAGCCCATAATGTCCTATCCAATGTAGATGTCTTACGACATCTGTTGTTTCGCTTTCGCTCAACAACGTTTTCTTTTCTATTCTTTTATAAAGTATTATAAGATATTATATAGTGGTTATGTTTAATTACTTTGCTGCTGTTAGGATATTCTGATAGATACTGTCATACTTCACCCACTACGGATGAAGAGATAACGGGACTGTTTTCTGATGAGTACCGAAGTCAAATCAATTATAAGAGATGGACTAATGTCTACTATAGTAACATTTAACACGCTATATAAGCGTTAACGTCTACAATAGTAACAATAGCACGGAAGCGGTTACCCGGTAACCCCCTACTCTAGCTTCATGTAACGGAAGTATAGCATACCGTAATTGACCAATATACTATACTAGACAGTTGTATCTTTTTCACAGAGCTGTCATCTTTCGGCTTTTACACCTAATTGTCGAAATTTATTATTCAGTATGCAACGGATTCATCTGCATACAGATAACACTACTTTTCTTTGCCGTCTTGTGTATAGTCTAATCTATACGTTCCAAGCGGGGCTCGTAGCCTACCGCCATCACCTCAAGACACAGATTTAACTGCTATGTGGGCCTGTTTAGAGTTGTTTAGGGAAATTGTAAAATGCCTGTTGGGGATTAGTGATATGCCTTTGAAATGTGTTTGTATTATAGCCATTGTTTAGTTTTATTTATTCTTTAAGTCTTCTATTAGTAAATTTTTAACACTACCAATGCCAAGTTTAATGCTAATGATGCCATTGTAGTTATTTTCCCTTAGTAAAACATGTTCTGTAATTTGATAATATATTTCCATATAGTTTGTTTCACCGCGTGTGTTACACAAATGTATAATTTCGCGCTTAAACTTGTCCTGTCCTAATTTTTCTATATCACCTAGTAAACGATTGGAAGAACCGTAATAGTCCTTCCAATCTGTTTCTACTGTACTTCTACGTTTATTCTTTTTGCCTTTAAGTGGCGGTCTTTTTTTAATAGTTTTAAAAAACTTACGCCCTATGTAATCATGATTATTAACTGTATTAGTTATACGATATATGAAACCGTAGTATTCGTCAATATTCTTGGACTCAAAAACAGAACCGTTATAAGTCCAGGGATTATCATACATTACATATTGTTCTTTTTGGCTTGTATCTCTGCTCTACGAGTTTTTGCAAGTTTAGTGAAATTACTAAGCGATCCACGTGCTCGTGCGCTAGATGCTTTAATACCTTTTTCTTCAAACTTTGCCGATTCCATTAAATATGTTTCAAATGCTTCTACTAATTCATCATGTGTACTCATTAATATTCTCCTTATAATGCTTTATTTACGCTTTTAAATGCAGTGGCAAATATTTTTACGTAAAATCAACATCGGTTCCATATGAGGTGAATCCTGCTTCTTTAGTTACTGTTAAAATATTGTTTACTCGTCCTGCTAATTCATCTTTGTGCGATACTAACCAAATGGACTTATTACTTTCTCTGCTCATCTTCTTAAGCACCTTTAATGCGCCCTCCACACCAGATGCATCCATACCACTATCTACTAATTCATCTATAAACAGTAAGTTAATGGGACCATATAAGCTTTCATAAACGTCTCTAAAAGCCCAACTTAAGCTGAGAATGAAGCGATTGCGCTCGCCCCTGCTTAAGTTATCAAAGTCTAAATCACGCCCTAGTTCTGTTATTAAAACAGTTAAGTCACTTTGGAATTCGACAGTGTGCGGCAATCCAATCTCATCTAAATAGTAACTTAAACGTGAATTAAGGTAGCTTAAGTTTTGATCTATAATACGTTTACGTATAAAGCTATCCTTGTTTGTTAGCAGTTTATATAAGAAGTCTTGGTGTTCGCGCATTAATTCTAGGTCATTCATTACACTATAATCTATTTCTTTTAATGCTTGATCTTCCATTTCGGTGATTTGTTCGCTGTATGGATCTTCTTCTGTTGCCTTATCATTTTGTTGAGTAGTTAAGCTATCAATAGAACTCTTGTGTTGATAAGCTTCTTGCTCTGTACTATAAAATGTTTCAGGTTTGCTTCCTAACGTACCTAATTCTTCTAATTCTTTCTTAAACTTTACAACTAACTCTTTAAAGTATTTAAATGTGATTTCTTCTTCTGCGAGATCTTTTTCTTTGCCTGCCAATACCTCTTCGTGCTTTTCTTCGTGTAATTCTTGCCCACACGCATGACATTTATTGTCTTGCAAGTCAACAATATCTTCTTTTAATTGTTTAATTACTTTTTCTTTAATGTTAGAATCTTTAATAGCACGTTTAAGTTCGATTGTGGTAATTTTTATTTTTTCGCTTGTTGTATTGAATGCAGCTAAATCAACATGCGCTTTTAGTTCTTCATTAATATTAATTTTCTCTAACTCATTAATAGCATCTATTAACGAGGTTATATCGTCGTTGTGCTTTTTATTCCACATGGTTTGTCTTAAACGCAGACTATTTATTTGCTCTTGTATAGCAACATTAGCCTCTTGTTCTGCTTTAATGCGATACTCTTCTTCTTTAATAGCATCTTTAGTATTTTTTAATAATTCTTTTAGTACATCTGCTTTTTCAGATAGTAAAGTAATACCAAGCAATTGTTCTATAATTGCTTTCTGTTCATTAGCCCGCAAATTCAAGAAAGGTTCAGTGTACGTGTTTAAAGCAACAATGTGCTTAAACATTTCATGGCTCATGCCAATCATTTTCGTAATCTCGGCTTGCGTCTGACGACTGTCACCTTGCGCTTCGTCTGTTATTTCTTGCTCTGCGTCTCCAACATAGAATTTCATAAGGAGTGGACTACGTCCTCGCTCAATCCTATATGTAGTGTTTTTGTATTCGAACTCAATAGTAACTAACATGCCTTTGCTGTTGGTCTTGTTAATTAAATTGTTCTTGCGTATGTTTGTTAATGCAGTACCAAATAGTCCGTAGCTCAATGCATTAATAATGGTAGTTTTACCTGTGCCATTACGTGCGCCTGTATCATCACCACCTAAGTCGATGTTCTTACCTAAAACAAGCGTAAGGTCGCTACGGTCAAAGTCAACTGCCTGTGTGGAGTTACCCACAGACATGAAATTTTTACAAGTCAAAGTTTTGATCTTAAACATATGGTTCTAATAATGTTGCTAAGTGTTTGTGTCCTTCTTCTAGTATATGACCCTTTTCTCCTACTTCGAAGTCATTGCATAATTGTCGAATATAAAAATCATCCCATTTATAAAACTTTGAATGATCAATTAATGTATTATAATACTGTATTTCTTGATGTTCTGCAAGAATTTGTTGATCGTTCATAATATCAAAATTAATAAGATGTTTAACAGATGTAATAAAATTACTCTCACTAGATAACCATGCATCTAAACAATTGTCGAATGTGTTTATCATAATATATTTCTTATATTTTAATATATGTTGTAACTGAATAATCTGTTGTAACCATAATTTAAACGCGAATAAGTCGTTATACCAATAACGGTATAAATCTAATCCCCACTTATTAAAAAATGTTTCGTTGCTAAGTTCTGCATGTATGAGTTGTGTATTGAAATTAGTTTCATTATTTGTATCACTTTTGTAAAAAGTAAAACGAGAATAATCTGTCCACGCTATAATATAAAAATCATAATTGTTTTGTAAGTTTTTTAAAGTTTGATACACGATGCGTTGATTAGAACTACCAGAATATCCATTATTAAATACTTCTGCTCCTGTTATATTTCCTAATATGTTCGGCCAGCTCGACAGTTTAGGATCACTTAGTTCGTCGCCGTACGTAAAACTGCAACCATCTGCATATATTAGCATAAAATCATAAATGTCTATAAATGTCTAACAATAAGCCGGAATCATATTTTCCTTCTTGTAAAGAAGTAAGTTGATTAGATACAATAGTGTCTATGCTTTCAAATGATACATTACCTAATGCTAGGTCATCACCTAACTCGTGATGCTTAATTGGAATTAATGTAAGCTCTCTTAGTTTGTAATCGTCTACAAACGTTTCTCTTATAAAACTTGCTTCTTCGTATGTAATGTCTACATCTAAATTAACCCTACAATGCATACCGTTCTTAAGTGTTTTCTCGGGTGCCTTAATAATAGTGCTGAGATCAAACACACGATATATAGGTTGATCGGGCCAACTACGAAATATAGGATCTTTATCCCACTCTAGTATAGTCATGCCACGTGCGTCATCGCTTGCGTCTGCGTAGTTATGAGGGAAAGCATTACCAATATAGGTAATGTTCTCACTAACTTGTCGCTTATGGAAGTGTCCAGAATACACGTGCCCTATTTGGTCAAAGTGTTCTGCTTTAATCTCACCGTTCTCTGGCATGCGTATCATAGCGTTCATAAAGAAGTGTGGCAATTCGAAGTGTCCGAACACATATTTTGTATTCATTTTCTTTATTTTCTTGTGCTCACCTTCTACCATCCACGGAACAACACCAACATCATCTTCTATTAAGAAATCGTTAACGACTTTTATGTTTGGAATATGCTTTGCCCACTCTGCACTTTGTATATCGCGTTTATCTCTATAATACAAATCATGATTGCCTGGAATAAAAATTACACGCTCAAATGCTTTGCTTAATAGTTCCAGGGCATTAAGACTATAATTTAACGTAACAATGTTAATGCTAGCGCGATTATGATGCCAATCACCAGTAAAGATGCATGTCTCACATCCTTCTTTCTTGGCCTCTTCTATAAACCACTTAACAAAATTTGTACAATCTTCGTTGTGCTGATGACTATTACTCTTTAATCCAAAATGTATGTCAGTGAAAATTGCCGCCTTCTTAAAAAAGTTTGCCATCTATTCTTTATTCTTCCCTGTTTTGGGTTCTTCTAATTTACCGATCTGTTGAGAATCATACACGGTATCATTTCTTTTGTTGAATCTTTCTGTATCATGTTTTAACTGCCTAGTAAAACTAGGCATCATGTCGTTTGCTTCTAATATGTCATCGCGTATGTTTTGATTACGTTTCTCGGTATTTAATACCCGAGTAAAACTGTTGGTTATTGCTGCGGTGTAGTAAGCAAATGGGTTCTGACTTTTGCTTTCGTCAAATTGTAAACCTATTTGTGCCAACTGCAATATAGCTTGCCCTTGCATTTCGTCGTTGTAAGTATAGCCGCGCCAGTTGCCGCGTGTACCGTATCGTTCGCACAACTTAATAAACATATGAGCAAGCTTATCTGTCATTTTACCGTGTGTTTTACAAAATTCCCCGTTAGTCAGTGTAGTTCCTTTCCAATGACTCTTAGATACCATATACGGCTTAAACTTATCGTCTACCATATAATGATAGAATGGTGGGAAGTTTAATTTAATATATTTTACTTCACCTAGTATGGATTCTATATCAAAATCTTCATCGTCTTTATCATATTCGTCGGTTGCCATGTATGCATCTCTAGCTTTAATATGCGATTTGGCCTGCTTATCTTCGTCTATAGGAATATGATCCCACGTAGTGACACGAAATACTATATCTTTAATATCGATTGTTTCAGGATCTATAGCAAAATCTGCTAGTTTTGCTTTCTTTCCTGTAGATTTTACTTCTGCTTCGTGTGCTAGCTTACCTAAACGTGTGGCCCTGTCTTGTTTAGTAGCTAATACAACTTCTTTTGTTAATTCTTCTATACCTGGTAAAATAATATCATAATCTTCAGCAGCTGATAGTGCGTATGTACAATATGTTTTTTTACTTTTGTGTATTTCCTTTAAAATATCTTTATTGTTGAGGTAATTTACTTTTCGTGTTGCGATGGTCGTTCTCCTTTAATATACTACTATAATAGCAGCGATAAATACTTAAGAGCAAGAGCTTATATGTATTAATTATACCAAAACATGAACAGGAGTCTTAAACGTGGCATTAAATAATCCGTTATCCGGTATCAGAACTATTTTGTCGCCCGGCGGCGCGTTGTCTGCAGACAACATTATCAAAGCGGCCGGGCGAGCAGCGAATAAAACAGTATCCGCAGTTGTTGGTACAGATAACAACTTTACATCACGTTTTTCACGTAATTTAAATAATGGCATACCTCGAGGACAAGCAAATTTAAAATCTACAGAAGCACCACGTGTGACTTTTCTTACAGCAGCACAGAACGGTGAAATTATTGCAATCGAAGATGATTGGCGTGTAAGAATTGGCCTCGGCAAAAGTTCCGACATATTTTACAAAGACACATCAAATAAACTCATGTCTCCACTAAAAGAAACTGATGGCGTGATATTCCCTTACACTCCAGAAATTGTTGTAACACATATGGCAAATTATAATGCTAATAGTCCTACTCATAGTAATTATGCACAACAATTTTATAGCGATAGTCAGGTTTCGGATATTCTTATAACCGCAGATTTTACATGTCAGAATATTTTCGAAGGTAGGTATTTAATGGCAGCGGTACAATTTTTTAGATCAGCTACTAAAATGTTTTTCGGGCAAGGCACGAACGTGGGTAACCCACCACCTATTGTATTTTTAAATGGATATGGTAAACTTTACTTTCCTAATGTGCCTTGCGTTATTTCTAACTTTTCACAACGAATGGGTAAAGATGTAGATTATATTGACGTCCCGGTAATAACAGAGTCGGAT